AGTAATCCAATTTTTCTGAGATATATTAATACTGAATTATGAATAAATTTACTTTCTAAATGTGACTTACAAAGATAAATTTTACAAATTATTTTATTGTTAGGAAATACTATACTTGTTAGTTCTGTAGGGATCTTACCACAATTAAATAATTCACATGGGATATTTATATTATTAGAATTACTTACTTCTTCTATAGGTATGCTTTCAGTTTCTTTTACTATAATAGGCATATACTATCTTTTGCTATTCTGTGGCTACGGAGCTTCTGTTAAAGAAGTACCTCCATCATTTAGGTAAAGCATATTATGATATTCTGTAAGTGAAGCTTTTGCCTCTTCAAAGGTAATGAAGCCACCAAACTCATTTGCTTGAATTTCATCATACCACCAATAAGTGCCATCAACATGTTGGTGTATCCCATCATTTTCATCTTTAAATTGACAAAAAGCTTCTCGTTCTTCTCGTGTTTTACATAAATTAGATGCCCAGTTTAGGCTACTCATATTTGTAAGTCATAAAATTTATCCAAGTAGCTTCTAAAGACATATAACTGCCCTCGTCTCTTTATAGCATGACGTAGCCTTCTTTTGCTCGGAGGGAACACAAAGAAATTTGATCTTACTATTTGTATATTCATAAGAAGAGCAGTTTTATTTTACGGCCGCGTCGGTGATCTTTGGCGCGGCTATAACTTCGTTACTTAGAAATGTGTCTTTTGTTCCTTTCCAGTTCCGTAAGGAAGCCAACCTTCAATTTTATTATTAAGAGATCCTTGATAGGTATCAACGATAATCTTACAATCTACTTTCTTCATATTAAGAGTATCTGTATCGAATTCTCCCTCTTTCATCTCTTTATTAAATACAGCTTTATGAAGTGGAGAGATCATACCAAAAGCTTGTGAATTGAAATAATGATCTATTTCTTTTCCCACTTCATCAATACGAAATGTTATTACTACATTAAGAGATTTACCATCTTTAGTTTTCTCTAAACCAGAAACTTTAATTATTTGAGACCCATAGTAACCAGGATCTAATAGCTTTGACTTAAGCAAATCGGCTTGTGTTACTTTGATTATTGGCATTGGTGTTAGTATCCTTTTTGTTGTTAATATTATTGTTAGTGAATAAGTAGCTAATCGTATTAGGTTTTAGCTATTAGAAATTTAGTATCATAATCTTCTGGAGCTATCCAAGATTTATAATTACTTCCCCCAAATGAGAATATTGTAAGTGTATCATAATAATTCCATTTTCTATTTAAAACTAATGATGAAGGTGGATCATATAATCTTACCCAAGGACCATGGTATAATTCTCCAATCCCTTCTGGAGGTTCACCCCATTTACTATAGCCTATTTTAAAACACAAATATAATTCAATATGCATATATTTATGCCAGGTAGGTAGACATAATTTACCTATTCTATTTTTACATGCCTCAGATATAGTCATTTAAAAATCTGTCTCATCAGAAAATGGTTTAAACGAGCGGCCGCGCGGGGCATTTTTGTCAACTGGTTTATTTTCTGGAGACTTCCAAATTTCTACAAATCTTATAGTCCAGGTTGGTCCTTTGTTTATGTCCATATAAAGGAAAAGATCAATTTTAGTTTGGCATAGAATTTGTTGGTTCAGGTTTGATGTCAGTAGCCACATTTGGTAACTCATTTATTTCAATACCTACAACTATTCCACCTATAAATGCAGTAGTTGTTGATGAAGCTATATCAGCTTTTGTTTGTCGTATAATTTCTATAAGAAATTTTTCTACTTCTTTACTGCTTTTAATTTCTCTCATAAGTGATCTATATTTCTTATAGGCTTCTGTCTCAAGCGGACGGCCGGAGTATGGATCTCTTATAATAGACTCTTTAAGTATTTCTAAAGCTTCATTAAGGGTTTTCATATAGTAGCTACCTCTGCCGTGCTACGTACATAAGACATAAGCATTTCATGAAACGATTTACCACTTACATCTATTTCTCCATCTGGAAGCTCATTGTAGCTTGTACGAGCAATATCGGATCTGAATTTGACAAAGAAATTGATACGGCCGTTGAGTTCTCGTCGATCAAATCGAAAGATATGGTCAAAATATATTTGTATATTCTCTCCGATTTTATCTCTAACAGATAACTTTTCTCCAATTGGTACAGAATCTGCGTAGGGGTTATCAGGGTCAATTTTTCCATATTTTTCTACTATATGTGCACTTACGATTATATTCTGAATAGGAATAGACCTTAAGAATGCAATAATATCATAGGTTGCTTGGGCTTCAAATCCATAATCTTCTGGGCCGGCCATAGCTACTTGACCTAAATATTTTCCAACTTTTTTAATATTTCTATCTCCTAAAGTGTGGGTCAGTCCTAATGCTTGTTGAACCATTGCGAAGCATTCACTTGTTAAAGAGTCGAGTATAAGTGTCCGCGGTAGTGGTTGACCTACCCGCGCGGCCATCTGATATCCATCTAATTTCTTATTAAGTTTATCTACTAAACCTAATTCTTTAGGTAGATAAAATTCATAGGATATTGCTTCGCGACTCAACCATGTGGCGCCGAGAATTCCCCGAATACGCCCATCAAAATCCAATACTTCTACTGGGCCTGGAAAGCTACAAGCAGCTACAGTTTTACCAGAACCAGAACGACCTATGAATAGACCTACAAATCGTTGTTCTGGTGAGAGGTCAATAGCTTTTGGCATCTAAGGGATCTCCAAATAATTTATGATTCAGCATTTTTGTAGTCATTGGTTCATTTTTAACACCACATTCAAAACATATTTCTTCTCCATTTGGCCCATATGGTCTGGTTTCTGCTATTTTACCGCACAAACCACAAATAAAATCTGGTTCAACACAAATTATCGATATTCCATTAATATTTTGGCTCATATACCAAGCTCCTCTAAAATTCTTTTCTTTTCTCTAAAAGCTTTTGCTTCTTTCGTATTAGAGCAATTAAAACAAACTGGGCGAGCCATACGCAAATGTTCTGGTGTCAGTAAAAAATCAACTTCTTTACATTGTGGACATAAACTTCGCTTACCTTTAAGATACTTTTTATTGTTAAAATGATTACAATCAGGATCAGCGCATTGATATATGTTAGGTGAGATCCTTATGTAAGAATGGATGTGGATTTTAGGGGGCATATTTAATCTACCAATACTTCATAATGAAAATATCCATTATTATGTTTATATCTATCTTTTTCTTCTTCAGAACAATTAGGGAGTACATCCTTTTTATATTCTTCAAAAGTTACTTCTCTTATTACTTTTCCAGGTATCTTAGGATTACTAGTAAATTCATAATCAGCTACTTGAATAATTTCACTAATAATAAGCTGTCTTCTTGATTCAATTACCATGGCTTCCAAACTTCCTTCTTTTTATAATATGTATTCTTTATAGCCTCAACAGTTACAAATGATGGTTCCTCGCAGATACGTGTAAATTCACAAGGTATGCTAAATTTGCCAGCACAAGCGCCACGATTTTTACGTGGTTCACCTTGTGATTGTTCACTTAAAATTGTTTTAAAAATTTCTATAAGTTCTTCTCGCCAGAGTGCGCGTTCATAACTATTAAATGATATAATATCTCTGACGAGGGTATCTTTAGTTACTTCTTTATGAAGCCGTATGTAGTTAACTACCCCGAGATTTAAATTAGTGACAAGACTGTAGTTACGAAATTGTATAGATTTTTTATAAAGATCGTGGCGCCGACCTTGAAATTTATGATCTAACCAGATAGTCTGACCACCTAGAATGCCTATTAAATCTATACGACCTTCGAGAACAAATAGATAAGTATTGTCACGTAGAAGCTCATAAGAGAATCCTTGCTCAACTAAAGGTTTTGGTTCCCATGTTTCTACTAATTCATTGACGTTAGTTCCTGAAGACAATTTATAGATTGGTTGACCAATAGAAGGTTGAATATCATTATGACTATAAGTCATCCAATAGATACCAAAACGTGAAGCTACATCGGCTCGCTTAGATAGTGAAAGTGGAAAATTTTCTTCTAAATGAAACTTATAGACGGCCGCCACTGCACATTTAAGGTCACATCCTTTAGCTAGATGTGTGTAATAAATTTCTAGAAGTTTGTGGCCATATGTCCCAGCGGCCATATCCTCACGAATTTCATCAGAATGTGTTAAATTCTCTACATAACGTAAATGATGTTGTTGAGCACATTCAAGATAACAAGATATTTGAGAGCTATCAAGAATTAAGGTTTGTCTCATTTTATGATCCTATAAGCACGAATAATACGATTTGCGCGACGGTCATAGTTGGTTATGGCTACGCCTTGGCGATATTTGTTATCAAATATTTTACCATTTTTAAGTACGAGTGCATGGTTTTGAATTTCTATCAAATGTTCTTCATTATTTATAGTACTATTTACCATTTGTGAAAATTTCTGTAATGGTATACCCTCCTTACCATCAACATACCAATAGTATCCATTGTCACTCAAGAATTTAATAGCTAGACCAAGGTAGATATCTTTAATTTCGATGTCACCAAGATAATTGGTTTTAAGCTGTGATTCTACTTCGTCGATAGGTATTCCTGTGAGAATACTCAACGCAGTTGGTACACAATAATGGTGTATAAATTCATGTGGGCACATCATAGTCTATTCGCCACCGTTTTTTCTAGAAGCATCTTAAAGCTTTGTGGATCTGAAGTAAGACTCCAATTAGTACCAATAGTCTCACCAAAAATAATTCGTTTTGACTCTATGAGATCATAAAACCATTCGTCGATTGTACCTTTAGCTATGACATATTCTATGTTCGTGACAGCTGTCTTTATAGACTTATCAGGATTATAGAATCTGAATTCAAATTGTTCTTCGTCGGCAGAAGACCATTGACGCTCTAGGATAACGATATTAGATATATAATGAAAATCCATACCGACACCACCTGCCAGCATATTTATAACTAAACATCGCTCCGGGCTTTCAGCGAAGCTGGTCATTATCCTGTCTTTACGTTCAGCACTATCTTCACCTGAAAATTTCATACAACCAAATTGCGCCAAGTTATAAGCAAGTGTGTCGCGCACTGAGTGATGATGTATTCCTATTGCTACTTTGGCATTATCAGAATCAAGTAGCATACTTTCAACATAGTCAGATGTCCACTTAACTTTGGCTAGGCCACATATCTGTCGGAGAATCATTAAATCTCCAATACTTTCAAAGAAACCCCCGTGGCCTATTTCAATCTTATGTTCAATTTTATCTAGTACTTTATTATAGGCATCTTTTAATCTTTGGTCATCTATTGTAATGACTGTGAACATTCGATTTAAGGCAGGAAAATCTTTATAGACATCTTCCTTTTCACGTCGTAACACGAATGGTTCGATAGTTTTCTTAAAGTCATCAAATTTGTATTGTGATATACGACTCCATTTACCCTTAGAGTTTTGTTCAAGCCATCGGCGGCGAAAATGTTCAATTGATGGGAACTTGTCTGGCGCCAAGATATTTAATGGTACGAAGTACTCATCAGCACGATTTTTTATAGCTGTACCTGTAAGCATCACTACTCCACATTTGCGAGATACTTTAACGTGCGCCGCGGCCGTATGTGATGTATTAGCGAAACATTTAGGACAGATTGTATGCTTAGATACACGTTGTTCAGCTAAAGCTGATTTAATCTCAACGGTTACAGATTCTTCCCATGTATGTTTACAGATCATACAGGTAAATGGAATCACATGGGTTATCTCAGCGCGGTTGATTTCACGAAGGAAAGCTAAAAGCGCTTGGCTTCGGCTAGAATCCGTATTCTTAAAGCTATGTGCTTCATCAACTATACATAACTTAAAACCAAACTTGAGTAAGCGTTCCGTCATGTCACCACGACTGAATGTGTCCATCGAAATGATGTAGGCGCTAAACCCGCGAGGGATATAGTTTTTAGTACCTACAATTGGATATATACCAAGTGGCAAAGAGTCTGTCCAAATTTTGTATTCTCGTACCCATTGCCATAAATTTGCAGCGCGAACTAGAATAAGTACCGGTGTCCGCTCATTGTAGGCGTTCTTTAGAGCCAATAGACTCTGTGGTGTCTTACCAAGGCGCATCTGATCGCCAATTACACAATTAAAATCAGAGTTGATGATAAATTCAATACCAGACTTTTGATAGTCGCGGGCAGTCTTAGAGCTATCACAAGAATCGTAGAGTAGTTCAGACTTATCGTGGTGCGCCTGACGGCGCGGGGATATAAAAGAGTGACCACATTTGTAGCTCTGGAAAATTTTATCACCTAGAGTTACAGATGAAGTCTCTTCAAGAATCTTACTACATTGAGGACATGGTGTAGTGAGTCTCATTTTTTTACCATTGCTTAAGACAGCGTAGCTGTCATTGTAGTGATTCCTTATTGATAGTGTCGTAAATCTTTTCACCTGCCTTATATCTAGTCTTAGTTAATAATACTTGTTTGTTATCATAAACTCCGAATAAGAAAACTAGTAAATCTACTGTTTTCGCTAGGCCTAGTTCTGGATATTTTTTCCTTAATGATGCTGTTAATCTTATCATATTTTCTTGCATTAAAGAACCAAAATTTTCATTACTCCATTCCTTTAGTGGATTTAATTTTTTTGGTATCCTCTTAGTTTTTCCATCTTTTGTAAACCATCTATTCATTGTATTGATCCTTTCATAGATTTAAGGTGTGTCCGCGCCACATCCTCAGACCAACCAAATGTTTTCATAAGCTGTGCAATAGCTTTACCCTCCGGAGTTAGCTTTTCACGTTTGCGCTCAAGCTTATATTGTTCAGATTTGCGATAATCTTCCGCGCTTGTGACTTTCGACCGCAGGTCAGTTTCACGCCTTCGTTTCTCCTCGACATTAATGCGAATAGAAACTTCTTTTTTCTGCTTATCATTAAGTAGAATGCTACAACATGCTGTGACAGCTTGTAGCTTTCGGAGTGTGATAAATATTTCGTCAATGGACTTTTCGTGAATATAGTTGTTAAACTTTTTTTCTGCTGTTGATTGATTATCCTCAATTGAGTACTGTAATTGTGGTTCAACCATCAATCGAATCTCATTTAGATAATCTAAGAGACCTTGTGTCACTTCTACAGGTCTTGCGTCCCGCGCGGTGGCCATCTTTTTGTCGTGACATGGTTTGTGAGATACCTCACGTTCATCAGTTAAGCACTCATTAATGACAGAATCACTTACCTCTCCACCACAAATAGCGCAGCGCTCACAGTCAAAGTGCCACTTACGATTTACGGATATCTCCAGTTCGCCGAGAGGTAGAGAACAGATTAGACAGTTAGTTGTACTCATAAATTTAGTACTTGAAAATTCTTCTTGGAATCGTGAATCCACGAACGTCTTGCGTATTTGTTGGAATGATGCAATAACCAAAATCTCTTGTCGTGAATAATTTGACTTTTGTTTCTTTTGGTACTATCCACTGACTAAGATAAAAATCTGTTGTAAGTTTTATCTCCTTAGTATACTTTGATCCTTCAAATCTTGGAAATGGTAATTCACTAATTGACATTTGGACTCACTCCTTTTACTGGCTTATCTTCTGGCAGAGTTTTTACCATTACTCTGTGTTCCGAACAATGCAAAGCATTTGGTGATATTAGTCGATTACACTTATACCATAGACAAATGTTTCGTAGCTTACGTGGTTGTTTTCGGCTTGACATATGTTGTCCTCTTCGATGATTCCATTGTAACTTTTAATTGAATCCCTCGATCCAGTGGCGCATTCGATGAGAGTCTTGAAGCATTCCGGTCACCAATTCAATCCAGCCCAAGTCAATGCCAATATGATGCTTCAATTCATCGTGCTTTTTGAGATCCGACAACATCGAAATAAAGGCATCCTTAAGGTTGTTGGACTCTAGATATTTGAGTGCTCGCTTCTTAGCCCATGCGATATGTTCTGCTCGACTCATGATTTCAGCCATGGTTCACGCTCCCTTGGATCGCGGCGAAGATGTGTCGCTTAGCCGTGAATTTTGAATTTTTGTAGGTATTAGCCTAGATCGTTTCATACGTGCTGGCTTAATTCTCGAAGTTAATAGTTTATCGAGTGGTAAAAACTCAGCATTTAATGAGAATGGAATCTGAGCATCTTTTTTCGGGGTGCTGATAGCAAAGGACTTCGACCGACGGATAGTCTTCGCCTTGTCTTCATGAAGCATGGAGTAAAGAGTCTGAGGTCGGTCCATGGTCGATCGTAGCACGCTGTAGGGAGGCTGTCAAGGGTTTTATTTGCTATGGAGTCAATGAGTTATCAGGTAAAGGCTAAAGGTCCTAAGCCCCGTCCGGTTGGCGAAACCTTGTGGCCCTGTGGGAGACATTAGAAGAGATATGTAAGTGACTCATTCTAAAGGACAATGAAGAAAAGGCGAAAACGTCGGGAGGGGCGGATATTTCTTTATAAGTTTTTTTTATAATACTTTAAAATCAATCACTTACAACCATTCTCTGTGAGGCTGGATGGACGGAGCGAACGAACGGTAATCTACTCTCATATCTTCAACTGATAACCCTTTTAGAATCATGGAATTATGGTGAAAACATTGTGACATGTGGGGGGAGCGCTTCGCCATATATTCGCCTCCTAACCATCTATTGATACTTTTGAAGAAAAGGCGAAGGTTTTCTACCCGGAGAGTTTCGCCTTTTCTTTATTAAAATGTTGAACTTTTTCGACCGAAGGTGATCGAAGGTCAGATTTTTCTTGACTCTATCATTACTATATGCGACACTTGCTCATGGCCACAATCATCCTACCAAAACAGACACCGAAGGTGGGACGAGTGAGCCTACGAAAGGCGAAAGCCATGGACGCACAGCAGATTATTAAGCAAGACACAGTTACCGATCTTACCACATTCGAGGAAGTAATACTTCGTAAAGTTGGGACCTTCATTCCGGTCGCTACTTATGCTGAGGGTCTCGAACGGGTCAAGAATGACACCGAGCGATTTATCAAAGTCATCAATGATGGACTTCGCACTGAAGCAATAGCAGCGCTCGCAAAAGACACAAGTGTAGCTTGGCAGGAATATGACGAAGAGACAAAGGAACTCAAGCCTTTCACCGGATCGCCGGCGAGTAAGAAGGTTGTGAATCCCTTAGTTCTTCAATTGGCTAAGACAATCTTTAAGTACTCGAAAGAGATGAAGTCTGAGGAGAAAAAGGCTGCAAAGGATAAAGCCCGTGAAATGATCCGCACCAATCCTGTAATGGTTTCGGGTCTTAAAGAAACGGCGATGGTCGAAGCGGACGATGAGGAGTAATATGAAAACTGAACAGGTTTTCTTTTACGACCGCGGTGGCCATTGTGCTGGTAGACAACCATTGAATACTGATAATGGTAAATTCCATACGGTTCCAGCAGATTCTCCCAACAATCGTTATGAGGAGATTTGTAAAGATCCTCTCGGTACTTTACGCTCGCCTTATGGTAGACCAGAATTGAGAGAGCTCCAAAGTGAAACATAAATATATCACTCGAATTGTATATCAATGCGGCTGCGGATTCAAAGTTGAAGATTTTACGTTTAACTCTGGATTAGCTGAAGCACAGAAACATGCTGAGAATAATGGCCATACATTAACGATATCGGGGGAAATTCGTACCGATAATAAAATGGCCGCTTAAGTCTCTTGACTCCAGCGGACTCTTGTAGTAAGCTGGAGATGAGGAGATTTTAGATGAAAACACTATATTGGGAACTACGGGCAGCCTATGCATTAGGTGGATTACGTAAGATTTTTACGTCATGGCTTAGAATTAGACAATGCCGTTAAAAGGACATATGATCTACCATATACTCTGGCTACTTTTTAGATCGTATCGCCGTCATTGTATTCGGCGTGCGCTGGTTGGATGGTATATTGATGATTTTTCTCTGCAGAAATTTAAACCTTATGTAAAATAGTTGCCGAAGGCACCGGTACTCCCCTAGTAGTACTAGTACTTCGGCTAGGGAAGGCGCCCTACCAATCATACATCTACTTTAAATCTACTTTATGAAAACGAAAAAACCTAATTTTGAAAAAATATATCAAGTTTTAGATACATTGATAACAGATCAACAATTTAAAAATACTTTAATTTTAGTAATTAATATGGCGCGGGATACAAAAGGAACCCCTGGCTTTGAACCAGGACCTTATGAAATTATTAGAAGGATTAAAGAAAATATACAAACTATTCAAGCAATGCTTTAAAATTTAGATATCTATTTTCTTATGCAATGATAAAAATGACCCCTTACGAAATAAAAGTCTCACGGCTGCGCCTTGAAGGTTTCAGCTTTGCCGCTATTGCCCTTCGTCTTAATACAAAAAAGAAGCATATAGAAAATTCTATGTTTCTATTATATAAACGATTAGGTGTTCATAATGTGGCGCAACTTCGCTGGAAAATGGAAGAATTAGGAATCAGCTTCGCTAAAAAATGAAAGCTGGGCTAAGTATTTTTACTTTCTTCTTAACTACTTTTAGTTCAACAACTTAGCGCTTGACTTTCGCTTCACGATATGTTATCCTATCCAGTCATGAAGGTATAAAAAGATGCGAACTTCGCTCTCAGATTTGGAAGAATATGCTAATAGACGACTAGCTACATCACCACTACATGTATCTATAAATAATAAAAAAATAATTTCTGAGATTGGAATTTTTTCTGAAAAATTTAAAGATACTCAATTAATTAAAACTGAAATTTTTGAAAAACCTATAAATGTAGTAGATAATTCTATTATAGATGAAAATGCCTCTTTTAAATCCATCACAAATACATAAAGTTCTATCTACAAGTGGGGTATCCCCCCGGGCCGCCGCAGGCGCCACGTCTCCATCAGATTTATTAAATCTTCTAGAAAAATCAAATCTCACTCCAGAAGAGGTATTGGAACAATTGCGATCTCTTATGATGATTGCGGATTCTGATTCTACACGTCTCCGCGCGGCCGAACTTGCACTTAAACTTAATGGAATGCTAAATACTGGTGATAACGGTGTAGCCATGCCAGTTGTAAATATTATTATTCGTGATAGTGAGTATACACAGATAAATCCTATTCTGATTCCCCGTTGAAAGTAAATAATAATTATGTATGAACAAGAAGAACAAAAAATAAAAACTCAAGAATCTTTAACACAAAATCAACTTAATGTTAGTTTAACGAATAAACGACCAACAATTCTTCAAGATTTAAAATATCAGCGAGAAAATTTAATAAAAGAGTTATCAAAAGTACAAGATAAAATTAAAAAACTTGAAGAAAATACATATCTTGCTGAAAATCTTGAATCTTTTAGAGAGTATTTTTAATGTCTTCTACAGAAATTCTTAAAGATATAACTTCTGCGCAACGGCTTGGACAAGAGAACCCAAATCCACAACAAAATCTTACAGCCCCCGGTCTGCCACATGGATTACCATCTGTAGATCCTACAATATCTACAATGTATGTTCTTTATTACCGTGAAGGACAAAATCCACATCCACAGATGAAATATTTTGAACTTAAAGGTGATTTTCGTACTGTAATATCTCGTGTAAAACGTCACTGTGAACTTATGAATATGCGATTTATTAATGTACGACCATTCTTAAGTAATCTTGAAGAAGATGAACGTCGTATCGGCCGTTTTGACCTTGTGGCGCCGAAAGAACAATAATATTTTATGATCTTTAATGATAAAAAGATCGTAAAGTTACTAATTCAATTAGGAGAAAAAATGTCACTTTTAGATGATAAAATTGCAGTTTTAACAACAGATGTAACAGCAGAAACAACAGTAGTCGATAGTGCAGTTACACTTATTAATGGTATCCCAAAATTAATTGCAGATGCAGTTGAAACTGCTTTAGCTGCGGGAGCTACACCAGCACAATTACAGGCTATAACTGATGTACAAACAACCATAGAGAAAAAAAGCTCAGAGTTAGCTGCTGCTGTAGCTGCTAATACAAAACCTTAATATATGAGTGGCGCCACAGGCGCGGGCCGTCTTCTTGTGTTAATTTTTGGTTTAATCTTTGATTTAATACTTTTATTTTTTATTTTTTACGTATTATGTACTATACCTAGGGCTTTAAATCCTGTATATAACCTTTATATTTACATACTTGGATACTAAAAGATGCCAGCAGTTAGTCGTGCGCAACGTATTGTAATGGCTATAGCTGAGCATAATCCCTCCAAACTCTATAAGCGAAATAAAGGTGTATTAAAAATGTCACATTTTCAACTTCATAATTATGCCTCTACCGCTACGCGGGGTCTGGCAGAGCATATACGGTCCGCTGCGACGGGGAAGCATAAATTATGAGTCTTCATGCACATATAATGGTCGCTGTGCAGCGGCACCACAATAAATATAGTGCATCCAAGCTTACCAATAAAACCGGCGAAGCCGGGGATGAAGTTGGTGTAGCAACTAAGCGTAAAGCGCATCCAGGATTTAAAGCTGTACAAGGTAAAATTCAAGCCGAAGGTTATAGTAGAAAAGTTGCTGAAGCAATCCTCGCCGCGCGAACACGTCACGCCTCTACTTCTGCGAAGCGAGCTAATTTACATTTAAGTAAGGTTAAAGATTAAAGATTAATGCGTAAATTTATTATCTATATTATTCTTACTTCAGTTATAGGTTGCGCAGCAACACGTTATGTAGCCACCAGTGGAGCTGATACAAATGCTGGAACTGCGGCTGCTCCATATTTAACTATACAAAAAGGTGTAAATGTATCAATTGCTGGCGACACAGTGGTAGTTAAAAATGGTACTTATGGCCCAGGAGCAGGCCACTGTACAACTACAGCACCAGATCCTCAAAATAGTAATATTCTATCCCCTGATGGTTATGCAGTAACTATATCTACGGCCGCCTCCTCGGGTAGCCCTATAGTTATAAAAGCTGAGAATCTGCGTGGCGCTACGTTAGACTCAGGTATGTTATGCCACTCTTATTTCTTTATCTCCAATATTGCTACATATATAACCATAGATAGCTTTATAATTCAGAATACTTATGTGGCTGGAATATTTTCACAAGGAAATAATTTAACTTTTAAACATTGTGAATTTAGAAATATAGGAAATATAATAACTAACACAGCCGGCGCGAAAGTAGGCGTTCTAGTTTTAAATGGTTCTAATAATATTACTTTTGACAGTGATATATTTCATCATATCGGTCGTTTAAGTCCTTGTAATACTAATCCGGCTCCTTGTAGTCAGGCTTATTGGCATGACCAAAATTTATATATAAATGGTAGCTTTGTAACTATAGTTAATAGTATTTTTTATGATCTTCTTGCTGGTTGGGCTATTGCTATAACACCTATAGGTAGTGGTACTGATTATAATATATCAAATAATACTTTCGATGGTCCTGCTTGTCTTGGTTGTCGAGATGGAGTTATTCAAATTGGTGATGGTAATGGTGACACTGTAGGCAATGTTAAAATACGTAATAGTATATTTAGAAATATTCAGCGAGCAGTAGTTGCGGATTGTCCTGATTCTACTTACACTGGGGTTAACTTATTCGACCATAATCTCCTCTTTGGTTCTTCAATAACTGTATTGCTTCCAAATATAATTACTCCAGATGTATGTACTGGTATAAATCCGCAAGGTGGGTTGGGTACTATTACTCAAACTAATAATACTATTGGAGATCCACTTTTTGTAAATCCCGGTATATTTAATTATCATTTACAGGCAAATAGCCCAGCTATAGGTCGTGGCGTACCGATTGTTCAAGCAGCACTTGATTTTGACGGGTTCACTCGATCTAATACTTCATGGGATCTCGGAGCTTTTACAACACCTTATGCCTGTGATTTAAATAAAGATGGCCGAACTGATATATTTGATGTAAAGTTAGTTGTTGATATGGAGCTTAGTAAGATTCCATGTACCGCTAATATAAATGGTCAAGGTGTGTGTAATGTAAATACTGTATTACGTATAGTTACAGCTGCGCTTGGTGGTACTTGTGTAGTAGGGCCTTAATGGATTTAGAGATTCAGTTTGCAAATCCTCAACAACGTCAATTTTATTATTCTAATAGCAGAAACCAGTGCTTTAGTGGAGGTTTTAACAATGGTAAGACTTACGCAGGTTGTCTTAAGGCTTTTACACTACTATCGACTTTCCATAACTATAGAATGGCTATTGCTCGTCAGGTTTATGCCGATCTTAAACGTACAACAATGCAGACTTTCTTTAAACTTTGTCCTTCTGAGCTAATTGAGCGCCACAATGAACAAGATGGATTAACGGTACTTAAGAATAAAAGTACAATTTTTTGGCTTCATTTAGATAAAGTTGATGAAAATACGTTGCGTGGTTTGGAAGTTAATAGTGTCTTAGTAGACCAAGCTGAGGAAACAGAAGAGAAAGTTTATGATGTTCTTGATGCTCGTATCGGCCGCTGGGATAATGTTGAGATTCCAGCTTCATTATTAGCACATAATGGGCAATGGCCACGAAATCCTAAGACAGGTCGTCTTATTGCTCCATCTTATATGATGCTACTTACAAATCCTGATACACAGTATCATTATATATATCGTAAATATCATCCTGAGTCACTTACAGTTGATCCAGAATATTTTTTTACAGAAGGTGAGTGGGATCCTGGTCTTGGATCTGAAGAAACTTATAGAAATGCACTTAAAAAGGGTTCGGAATATATTGAAAAATATGTATTAGGTAAATGGGGAATTTCTAATGCTCAGATACATCGTCTTTTGCCTGAAAGCTCTCTTGAGTTTGATAAAGATTTTATGGAAAAATTACGAACAAAGGGGAATTTGTTTAGATCTTTGGATCATGGAGATTCGTCTCCTACTTGCTGTCTCTGGTTTGGAGTTTTTCGCGGAGTATACATTTGTTATAGAGAATACTATTGTCCCAACGAAGTTATTTCTAATCATAGAAAAGCAATTTTTGACTTAAGCGGCGCGGAACGATATAGCTCAAACTTTGCAGATCCCCAAATTTTTAAAAAGACAGCTCAAAAAGCTGGAGGATTTTGGACAGTAGCTGATGAATACCTTACGAAAGAAATCGATGCACCTCCAATTGCGTGGCTTCCAGCAGATAATAATGAACATGCTACTCGTAATCGAATAAATGAGCTTCTACGACCCGCGGACCGTTTTAAACATCCCTATACTGAAAGTTCCCCTGCACCAGGAATATATTTCATTAAACGATCTATTGAAAATCCTTATGGCTGCTATCATGCAATTACACAGTTGCAAAGTCAACGGCGTAAGTTACTTGGTTATTTTGAAGGCAAAGCTATCTACTGTGACGATCGCGAGGATAGTGTGACTGACCATGCGTATGATCCTACTAGATACTTTGTTGCAATGCATGGATCACCTAAAACGGAGATTAGCCGTCCCGTTAGTCGAAACACACTTAAGTATTTTAATATGATAAAGAAAATGTCTAAAGGTGCTTTGGTAGCTGCTTCAACTTAAAGATGCCTAAACAAATTATTGATGATAATATTTGGCATGATCGTCTTGAAGCGGCAGATCATTATTATAAGTCTTGGCAGAAGCTATTTAAGTGTGATATTCTAGATAAATATTATGAGGGGCAGCAATGGAAGTCTCAACGTGAACTTGGATACAACCCATATGTAATAAATAAGATTTATGAGACAATACAAATTAAAATAGCTGAATTTATCCCTACTTTTCCTAAGTATATTGTCTCTGCGCGGCCAGCTAATGCTCAATACGATTTTGAATCGGCGATTACATCTGCTCAACTTAAAGAGGATGTACTTAATAGTCATATTCAGGATGAGAGACGCCATTTTCATGATGAAATAGAGATGGCGTATAAGGATAGCTTTTTTAGATTTGGTCTGATGGAGGTAGGATATGCGGCGGATTGGATTGATAACCCAAATGCGCAGAAGCCTCTTTTAGCTAAGGACACAGATAATCATGCAACAAACAAATACAGAATTAGACAGGAACCCGAAGAACTTCCAGCTAACGAAAGAATCTATTTTCGCCATATCTCGGCTAAAAGATTCAGGGTTGGTGGAATCGACCATAAATATCTCGACAGATGTGGGTGGTGTGGTTATTTTGATTGGGTCAATAAAGAAGACCTTTTGTCGCTAAAAGGATTAATGAATCGAGATAAGATTCTATCTGCACAGGGAACTTCGTCTGATGCTGAAAGCGCTACTGGTGACAAATCAAGTAATACGAATATACATAAAGGTAATGTATTAAAAATATGGCGACTTTGGGATCTTCGTGCAAGCTTACAACTTCTTGTTCTTGACACTCCTAGCGTCACAATATTCCAACGAAGATTCAAACGTTTACCATTATTTGATTATCGGCCTGACAAGCGACTTATTACAGATGGTTTCTATCCTATTCCTCCTGCCTACCATTGGCTTTCCCCTCAAGATGAAATAAATGAAACTAGAGAGATGCTTCGCGCCCATCGGCGTCGATTTGTGCGTAAATTTCAAATCGTAGAAGGCCGCGCAGATGATGAGGAAATCGAAAAATTCGAAACGGGTCCAGATGGTGCGCTTATCAAAGTTAAAGTTGAAAATGCAATATCTCCAATTGAAAATGCGAGTCTTGGACCAGAGCTGGCTGAAGCTGTACAAACGTCAGGAGCAGATATTAACACAATATCAGGAACATCTCAAGAAGATCGACAAGTTGCAGATAGAACAACAGCAACTCAAGCAAATATTGTCAATTCAAGAGCATCTTTAAGAATGAATGCGGACCGCGACCGAATTGTATTCTGGCTAAGCTCTATTGGTCGCGAGGCACTTATGCTTACCCAAGAGAAATTTGTGCTTGGTCTTTGGATTAAACAAATGTCTCCTGAAGGTGAGAATTTTCTGGGATCAATTCAAGAACAACAAGCGGCTTTTAAATGGATAACATCTGAAGATCTTAAAGATGGATATGATTTCCGTATTGATATAGATGTAACATCACTTAGTGTAACAGCGCAGCAAGATGAGAAACAAAAATTTCTGGAATTTCTCGCTGTACTTACTCAATATCCTGCTATATCCTTTAGTCCTTTATTGGTCCGTGAAGCAGCTTATCGAGTTGGTTATCGTAACGATAAAGCCATAAAAGAATTGCAGAAGATGGCACTTCTTATGGAATTGGGTAGGATGCAGCAACTTAAGGCACAAACTGGTTTGCAGATGCCTGAAAATGGTAATGCTGGTCAAGCGGCCGTGGCGCAACAAACTCCTAATGGTATGGAACAAATTCGACAACAGTTAATAGGGCAGCAACCAGGGGTAGTGCAATAGGTGGCTGAAAGAAAAATTAGATCAACTAATCCGAAGGGGGCGGCCGCCCGCGGGCTGATAGCTATACGTCCATCTTCCTTAAATCCACGTGAACAGGAATCGGAAGCTATAGCATCACTTAGTTATGATTTAGAACATCAGCAGCTTGAAATTGTATTTAACAAACGTGGTACATATGTATACTATGATTTTTCGCCTGACGAATATCAGCAACTAAATTTTGCCTCTTCGAGAGGAAAATATTTTAATCTTTATATACGTGACGCCGGCTATGAGTATGAGAGAATTTCATGAAAACTATAAGATTAAACAACTCTAATGCTGCTAAAAAATATCATGGTAGCTATGCAACGTTAAATTTTCCAGAATCAATTGATAATAAGGAAGTAAACTAATATGCCCACAGCAGTAGATAAAGCAATTAATGAAGCAACTGAAGAGATTTTGAAAGATTCTAAGGATTCTGACGCTAAAGGTGAGGAATCTAAAGAAAAAAATAAAAAAGAGGACCAAGAGTCCGAAAGTTCTGAGGATTCAGAAGATGAAGAGTCTTCTGGTTCTGATGAAGAAAAGTCATCTGATGATGATTTTGATGATGTAACACTTAAAGAAGCTAAAGCTCTTTATAGAGCAATAAAAGGTGACCAGGGACCAGCTATAATTGCTGCTCTTGCACAACAAGCTGGTCTGCTTAAAGCAGAAACCAAACAAGAAGTAAAAGATAATGTTAAATCATTATCACAAATAGTTACTGAGGCTTTAGGGCCTGAGTTTAAAATGCTCGTGCCACAAATGACACGAATGATGGAAGCTGTTCTAGAAACTGCTCGCGCAGAACATTCTGTAAAGTTTAATGAAATAGAACAACAAAATATACAGCAGATGACAAATTCTGCTATGGAAAAGGTTGCTAGAGAAAATAAAATTTCTACTGAGCAATTAGGTAAAATGATTGTACCTTTGACACAGGAATTTCTTCCTGGGGCAAATACGTCTGCGGAAACATATATTCGTGGTCTTTATAAACAAGCTACTGTTGGTAAGTTTGCCGCTCAAGATAAAGCAAAGATTGCGGATAAGGCGCGACGGAATGCTTCTGATGCGCCATCAAGATTACATACTGCTGGGTCTATAAGCGAAGGTAAATTGCCTACTAAGAAAATGTCGCTTAAAGAGTCAATCGCTTGGGCACAGCAGCAAATAGCGGACGAGGGATCTCGTGTCGCGAGAAAATAGTTAGGTAAATAAAATGGGTGTTACATTTGGTAGTTCTTCTGCACCATCGCAAGTAACTACTAATTTAGATTCACTTTTCGGTCTTAGCCTCTCTGCATATCGCAAAGAGCTAATTGACAATATTGGAGCAGTTAACGCTTTTTTCTTTGAGATTATTTCTAAGGAACTTTATGAAGGGCAAGATGGTGGAACGTATATTCAAATTCCACTTATGTATGCGTTGGCAAATGCAGACTCGTATGACGGTTACGACGAGCTTTCTACGGTTCCGACTGATGGGATTACTGACGGTATTTATCAGTGGCGTCAATGTGCTGCTGCTATCGCATACTCGATGCGAGAAGTTAAGCAAAATAAGCAGAAAATCGTAGACTTGGTAAAATCACGTATTAAACAAGCCGAGATGGGCTTGCAGGAATTTTTCTCTCAATCTCTTATGTTTGGTTCTGCCAATCAGATTGGGGGATCTATTGCTACTCCTTATGTATCTCCGATTAATGGGTCATCGAGCATTGAACCGCTTGGTGAACTTATTAAGTTTGATCCTACGACATCTACGTCAATAGGTAATATTGCGCAAGATACAAATACTTGGTGGAGAAATAAAACTCTTACTTCGGCCGCTACAACGTATGATGGATTCTTACTTGAGGTAGATTCTATCTTTAACTCATGCTCTTTAGGCACTGGTGGTAAGTCTAAATTGATTCTTATGGATCAAGTTACTTACCAACTTTTTGTTCATGCTTTGTATCAGAAATATAGATATACTCAGGTACAAGTTGATGATGCTTATCCATTTGAGAATGTTGTCTATAAAGGGGCGCATTTTGTAATGGATGATAAGACACCAGATGCCTTTAGTGGTACAGTACCTACTTTAGTGGCTGGTGCAGGAACAACTACATCACTTACCTATGGAAGTGGATATTTTATAAATCCTGAATTTTTCAAGATGATTTATGAAGACGATTCTGACTTTAAGATGCTTGAAGACGATCAGGGACGTACTTTCTTTAAACCTGTCAATGGTGACAGCCGCGTTGGTCATGTTGCCTGGATGGGTAATCTTACTACTGATAATCGACGTAAACAAGGTGTTATTGGTAAAGTTGCCCGTACCTTAGTGACGCCATAACTTGTGGAGATAAACACAAGAGAATAGAGAGATAAATCTATGAGATTTAAAACAGTTGGTAATAAATATGATGCGGCTTTCATTGTAGTAAGAAATGCGGACAACTATGATATTCCTATAGGTGCTCCGATTTTCTTTGTAATGAATGGTACGAATGATGGTATTGATGTAAAGGGAGCTAATGCCTCAGCAGGAGCAAATCAGGAATTTTTTGCCGGGATTGTAGCTGCACCATCAGGTCCAAATCTATCTGTATTGGCTCAAAAAGGATATGGCGAGTCTCAAGTTTTTGGGCTTTGCCAAAATACTCGTGTAGTTACAGCTACGCGGGCTGCATCTACTGATAGTTACAATTCATTTACAGCTATAGTTGTAGGTGATGTATTGCAAATCAATACACTGACAGGGGCTGATGCCGTAAGCCGATCTGCGGCAGGTGCTGCAACTGCAATTTTGCCAAATATAATTGCAGCCCAGGCATATACTTCTACTGCTTCACAATCTTCTTCTTTTGACACAACTTCTAGAACTGCTATTACAACAGCTTTAAAGACATTCTTGAGAGCTATGTAATTTCTTGGTATCTGCCATTGCCATAAAAGGCCAAAGCCGTGGGTAAAGTCAGGGATTATGAGCGGCTATTCTACCTGGTGCCTTTATTTTTTGTATGTTGTTTAAATTAATAATGAGATTCTTAGGTAAATGGCCACCAGAGGGAAAGTGGTTTCCTTATGAATACTGGCGCGGCCGAAGATGGAATGAACTTGGTGTATATAAAATTACTGATTTTGATAAAGAGCATAATTTAATTAAAATTAGGAGAGTGAAGTGAAACATCTTTATATTTCTACTTATTGCCAACACGGGAAACATAAGGATTGTAGATTAAATTGTAAAATTTGTAAAACAAAATGTTTATGTCCTTGTCATTATAAAAAATTATGAAAACATTAGTTGGTGTAAATACACTTGAATCTGTAAATTCTTTTGTCTATTCTTCTCATTGTAAACTTTGGGTAGAGATGAAAAGAGATTTTCCGGATGATGAATTTATCTTTTATACTCCATATCGAATGTCAATAGATAATATGCGTAATGATTGTGCAAAAGTTGCAATGGTCCATAAATGTGATTATCTTATGTTTATTGATGATGATGTGATTGTTAAACCGAATACTTATACATCTCTCCGCACGGCCGATAAAGATATCATCTTGGCGCTAACGTATGTACGGGGATATCCTTTTCACCCAATGTTCTTTAAGGATTTTGGACCGGATGTACATAATCCCGTGAATGGTAAGACACGTAAGAATCTTACTTTCCACGACAGCTACCCTGAAGAAATTGATGAAGCTGGGTTAGTTAAGACTGGGGCAGTAGGTTTTAGTTGTGTACTTATAAAGGTTGATGTAATTCGAGCTATGAGTCCACCTTATTTTGTAACAGGACCAGGGCATACAGAAGATGTTTATTTTTGTTTAAAGGCCCGTGCAGAGCTTGAACCTGAACCATCTATATATGTGGATACAAAGGTATCAACTGGCCATCTACTTATGCCTGATGCTGTCTCTGATGAGAATGTATCTAAGTTACGAGAATTCTACAAACCGGAGTTTGATGAAAAGGATGCTATTAAATTTCGGATGAAAGCACATATTGAGTCAGTTATGCAGGAGATGACCTAGGTGCTTAAACTAAATTTAGGTTGTGGCGAATTTAAGTTAGATGGATTTATAAATATAGATTGTGTAAGTGCTGGTAATGTTAAACCAGATTTGGTACTTGACTTTGTTGATAAACAGTTACCTTATGAACAAAATTCTGTAGATCAAATATGGATGATTCATTGTCTTGAACATATAGAGATGCCTAAGTGGGGTCGCCTCCTGGCGGAGTTTACTAGAGTACTTAAAGATAATGGGTCGTTGACACTTGCCTATCCAGAGTTTAAAGAATGCGCGCGGAGATTTATTGAGAATGAAAATAATCAACGTACTTTCTGGAGAGCAACACTCTACGGCCGCCAGCTTTATGACACTGATTACCATGTTGTACCTATGGATTCTCATGAGATAAAGGAAACTCTTGAGGCGGCTGGATTTTACCGAGTAGGGTTTCGGTACGAAAGTGACAATGAACCATACAATACTATTCTATGCGCCTATAAAGATCCTGCTCCGGTAAGCCGAGAGATGGTATTAACAAGTGAATTAGGACTAGCAAGATGAATCAAGTTGGAGAATCTGGAAGAACTATAGAGCGATATATGCTTGTTGGTGAGACTTTGCCAACTAATGCTAAACTTTATAGATTCTTCTTTCTTACTGGTACAAGTCCTGCACTTTACGGCTGTTTCTCAGCAGGCGTTTGGACACTTATAGCTTCTTCTTCTGGTAGCCCTACAAATCTTGCAGGCACAGCTTCTTTAAATTTTGGTTCAATAGATGATTGTTCGTATGCTATTTTGACATTTGCTTTAGTTGGTGCACGTGTAACTGATTATATTGCTACTTTACGGCCCGCGGGGTTAGCTGACGGAGTTATTATGACTGCATGGTGTTCTGCTTCTGATGTGATATCTGTTATGCTTGCTAATTTAAGTGGTGCTGCTTATGATCCTGGCGCGCTTACTTATGGCGTTTCTTGTGTAAGATAAGAAAGTGAGAAAAGTGAAATATTTAATAGGACTAATTTTAACCATCAGCTTACTGGCGCAACCGACAGCGGTTGTAAGAAGTAATTATACAGTAGCTGGATTAGGATCTGCATCATCTAATAATGGTACAGTACGTATTATAAAAGATGGATCTTCAAGTAGTGACTGTACAGTAGGTGGTGGAAGTAGTATTAATTTTTGTAGATCAAATGGATCTGCTTGGGTTATTATATCATTAGGTGGTGGAGCTACCCCGGCAGGCTCAGTAGGGCAAGCACAATTAAATGGTGGTGGAGGAATATTTTCTGTTAATACGACTTCTCCAACAACTGTTAGTGTCAGTTCTGTTTTAGCCCCAACAATTGGGAACACAGAACTTTTAACTAACGGCACTTTTCAAACTGGTGATCTAACCGGGTGGACCGTTGATCCTACGATGAGTTGGACCAACGTCGCTAATCAAGCAGTCGGTATGGCGGGCGGAACACTGTCTCAATCGATAAGTGGGATGGGGAAAGTATGGGTAGAAGCAGTTCTAGCCACACGTGGTGCTGGCTTCGGGTTAGAAGTAACTAACGGCACGACGTTTTATTTCACCATGGTGAATCCAGGTACCTACACGTTCATCATGGATTCAAATGCCATTAATTTCTTAGCGGACGGAGATGGCTGGGTGCTTGCTTCCGTCTCGGTGAAAAGCTATACCTCCGGCGTTTCCGCGCCATTCCCTGCTTTTATTAGTCTTACAAATAGTTCTAAAACGGATCTGAGTTTACCATTGCGGTTTCCTGATTTGACTTTGGGGCTGGGTTATGACGCCCTTAAAAATAACGGCGGTCTATACGCCATGGCTGTCGGCCATCATGCCGGGGAAAACAACATGGGTGACGGGCTCAGTGCCTTTGGGTACTATGCCGGGCAAAACAACACGGGATACGGTAGTAGCTTCTTAGGCCAGAATGCAGGAGAAGCGAACACCGGAAGCTATGTTACAGCGATGGGGTATTCCGCCGCCGCTCAGAACATTGGAAATAGTCTGACGGCCGTTGGAAAAAACGCAGCGGCATCAAATACCAACGCGAATGTAACCGTGATAGGGATCGCGGCTGCTCAAAATAACACAGGTGGGTTCCTCGTAGCCGTGGGGGAAAACGCAGCAAATGCCAATACCGGCAATGATGTTACTGTATCTGGTTTTGCTGCCGCAGAAAATAATACAGGGAATGGCGTCACCGTAAATGGCAAAGAGTCCTCTCAAAATAATACCGGACCTTATCTACTGGCCAGTGGCTATCGCTCCGCCAGAAGCATTGGGGATGGAACAAACTCCGCGTTCTATGGCAGCGGCGATACGTTGATCGGGACGGATAAAGACATCAACAACTCGGTCGTGTTAGGGACCTCGACGACGTTGTCGGGGTTCACGGCGGTGAACGCATCAACGGGAAATCCGCTGACTAACATCATCGCGATCAACGGGACGGCCACAGCCAGCAATCAGACTGTCATTGGGAATAGCAGTACCGTTTCAACACAGTTGTTCGGTACTACATCCTCTCCATTATGGGGCACAGCTACTCGTTGCTCTGATGCAGGGTCACCGGCTATGTGTGTTGATGCCGCTTCAGGAGACGTGGCGCTACCGACTGGAATAACCAGTGTCTCATTAGTGGTGAACACTACAGCAGTCACCGCTAACAGCGCAATTCACTTACAGGCTGACGATTCATTAATCATTGCAGCTACGACCTGTAATAGTATACTTGCTACGCTTGTAGGTGGTATGGCGATTACGGCACGGACTCCCGGAACAAGTTTTACGATTACCTATAGTGGGACCATTGCGACGAATCCGCTGTGTCTTTCTTACTCGATTCTCAATTAGTGGAGAAGAAATGAAATGTCCACTCGAATAGATATTCAAAATAGTATACAACTATATCTAAATAATCCCACCTATTACACCGTTGGTGACATGAATGATTCTATTCAAGATGGTGTAGATGAGATATGTGCTTTTACAGGATGTATCTATGCATCTGCGACAATCAACTTTGCTGCTGGAAAAAGTTATTATGATCTCCTAACACTTCTACCTAACTATATAGGTGTAGTTGCTATTTTCAATAATAATATAAAAAGATGGCTTATTCCAACATCACAACGCAAGTTGGATCAAGATCGAATTGATTGGGAAACGGCACTTGGTACACCATATTATTTTGTACCAATATCACATAGATATGTAGCTATCTATAAGAAACCAGGCGCAGCCGGCTATGGTAATATGTTTGTGTTCTACCGCGCGGCCGCCCCGACTCTCGTCGATGCTACAAATATACCTATTCCTGACGACCATTTAACAGCGCTTGAGAATTATTGTGTAACTGATTTATTTGAGCAGAATCAAGAATTTATTAAGGCGAGGAATCATCTTGAATCTTATATAAATGACTTGGAAAGTTTAAGAGTTTATATGAGAAATAAGAGATTACCTGATCGTTTACCTTCTTTGAAGTAAATAAAAAGATATGTCTATTTGGTCTAACACTTTCCTTAACAAGTTAGCGATTGACGCAGAACAGCAAATCAATCAAGATTTGCAAGCTATTTATTTTAAATTCTATCTAGCTGTTACATCTGGTTTGATGGTTTATACGTTGCCATCTTACGTAAGATCAGTACTTAGAGTTACGTGGCGCGGGCGGAAATTAGATCCGGTAAGTTGGGAAGAGATGACTCTTCTTACTCCTGCAACAGTATTTGTAGGAACAGGAAATTCTGGTAATGTTAATAGTGTTGTATCACGACCACTTTATTATTGCCTACATCCTACAAATCCATATGATATACGACTATTCCCAACACCAAATGAAACCTTCGGCGTAGCCGGTGGTGATCCTTATGGACCAGTAGTAAATGAGCCATTTTGTGTAGTTTCATGCTGGAGAACTTCTGATACATCTTATGTTGATCCAACTCTTGTGTTACCACAATATATAGATCGTAGGACACGTAAAGCATGGATACTTTGGAAAGCATATGGAGCAGAAGGTAAAGGTCAGTCTTTGACTGCGGCAGCTTATTATAAGAATAAATATGAATTTTTAATTAACCAATTTCGGGCGATTAATGAAGGATGTTTTGTTTCTAAGAAATATGCTATAGATGACGGTCGCTTAGCAATAGATAATTTCCGCCAGTCGCGGCCATTATTACCTGCTAATTTTGAGAGAGTGATCTTCTAAAGGAGAAGATATGGAACAAGAATTAAATGTGATACAACTTAGAGGATCACTTAGAGCAGTTCTTTGTGATGCTAAGAATGGTCGTATTCTACGAGAGATTAATGTAGATAATGTAGTTGTGACTACAGGCCGCGCCTGGGTGTTGGGTCAACTTGAAACAGTTAATCAAGTTACATCCCAAACTATTTCACACCTAGCTATTGGATCTTCTACAGTTGCGCCTGTTACGGGTGATGCGGCTTTAGGTGGAGAAGTTACTCGTGCTGCGATCTCATCATTTCTTACAACTGGTTTAACTGCTAATCCTCCAAGTTGGCAAGCACAAGCTAGCTTTGCTACTAATTTAGCTAATACTACTTTGGCTGAGATGGGCCTTTTTAATTCATCTGGTGGTGGTACGATGCTTGGCCACGCGACATTTGCTTCTTTTGTTAAAGCTACATCAAATACATTTTCGGTATCTTATACTGTGTCTGGATAGGGAATATGATGGAATATTTAGCACATATACAATGGCTAGATGTTATAGTTGGAGCAACTGGACTCGGTATTATTGGACATGCAGTAAATACTTTTCCTGTACCTAAGAATCAATATGGTGCTTGGATGTTGGGTGTGATCCAATTTGCTGTAGGGCAAAGAGTAGCTGCAAAAAATACTTTGAATGGTAAAGATTCTAAAATAATCCCTATTGATAATAGTAAAATATGAAAGTTAAAAATAATCTTGGACCGGGCCTAGTTGTTGGTATACCTACTCTTGGCCGTCCTGTACCTCTTGATTGGGCACTTAATTTTAAAGGAATGAACCCTCCTATAAATTTTAATGTAATCTTCCATATAGTTAAAGGCCGCCAAGTGGCGGATGCTCGTAACGAAATTGCTAAAGAGGCGATAGCCAAAGATGCTAAATATTTATTCTTTATTGGCGACGATACTGTGTGTCCTCCCCATACTCTTAGGCAGCTTATATATAGGATGGAAAATATACCTAATATTGGAGTTGTGGGTGGTGTTTATTGCTCTAAATCAGATCCACCGGCACCATTAGTATTTAAAGAAAATGGTGCTGGTTCATTCTGGGATTGGAAAGTTGGTGAGTTCTTTGAGGTTTCTGGTTTAGGTATGGACTGCACACTCTTGCGGGTAGAGATATTTAAAAAACTTAAAGAACCATGGTTTAAGACAGTTGATACTGATAACTATTTGGATGCAGTGAATCAGGCGGAAACTTGGACAGAGGATCTTTATTTTTTAAAGAAAGTGAAGGAAGAAACTGATTATAAAATTTACTGCGATGCATCAGTAATATGTGAACATCACGATGTAAATACTGGACGTGTTTATAAATTGCCTAAAGATTCCCTACCAATGAGACAGAAATTAGTTATTAAAGATAAAAAATGTCTTATACTTGGACCTTATACAGATTTAGTAGATGAGACTTATGATATTACGCATTGCTCTGATAACGGTATACCTTGTGATTATTCTGTCGATTATAGAAGTCTTCCGTTTGATGCAGAACAATTTGATTGGATTATTGTGACGGAACCACAGTTCTTAGCTTTAGCAAGGCCACATCTAGAATGGGTGAGAGTAGTTAAACCAGGTAGTAAGATTTCTATTAATATTGCTCCTATGGTTGATAAAGAGTATTTTGCAGAACAAAGTGGTGGTATTATAGATGGTACATTTGTAGAGATCATAAAGAGTGCCAACTGATATCCCTATCTCTGTTAGCGATAGCTTAGCTCTTAGTGATGCTATTGCTACAGCTAATGGTGTACCTCGCTCTGCGGTTGACAGCTTAGCTCTTAGTGATAATTTATCTTATGTCATTAGTATTCCAATAAATGTATCTGACCAGCTATCTTTAGTTGACGCTATATTAGTTACTAATAATATTGGATTAATTGAATCTGGAATTGTATCTTTATCTATAGATCAAGTTATCGGTGCACTTGGCGCTACAGTAATAGTTAGTATACATATAATAGTATCTGGCAATGCCTTTCCTTCTGCTCTTCAATGGGCCTTACAATATGACCACGCTAATTTAACTATTAATTCTGCAACCATTGGCACGGCCGGAACTACTGCTGGGAAAGAATTAGATACTATTGGTGATAATATGCTAGTATTTGGGCATAATTCAAATATTATTGCTAGTGGTATTCTTGCAACTGTATCTTTTACTATACCATTGACTGCTCCAACAAATCCAACCCCATTAAATATTATAGGATTATTAGTTGCTACAGAGACAGATCAAGTTATTACTGGAACTACAGATAATACTGTATTATTTAGTGATGCACTACAATTATCTGATAGCATAAATGTATTATTAGATTTACAACTGAAGATATCAGATACTCTAAGCCTAAGCGACTCTATTGCAATTTCTGGCCCACCTATATCTGATATTCGTGTATTTGTGGGTGACACTTTAAGTCTTAATGATTCAATTGCTGCATTAGCATTATCTGGAGATATTCGAATAAATGTAAATGATACACTAAGTTTCTCTGATAGTATTCTCACAGCGGTAACGAATTTAGGTATATTAGATATTCAAAGAATTGTAACTGATGCACTAAGTCTAAACGATCTTATTACTGGATTAATGATAACTAATATTGGGATTTTAAATATTCAGCGTACCGCAGTTGATACTCTAAGTCTTAGTGATTCAATTCAAGTGATTCAACCACCTATGGGTGATAGTGGATTATTTATAAATTATATAAGGAGATATTTAAATGATGTGCCATGACTTTTAGAACAGATCGACATAATAATCCAACAGCATTTACTACGGATGTAGCTAGAGAGGCTGGGCTTACTCTTGGAGTAGAGTATGAAGTAGGAGAAGCCTTTCAACAGAATTCTAGCTTGCATACAGCAAGACTTCTTGGTGATCCTATATCAATTACAATTAAAGTTATTGATAAGATAAGTTACTATACTAAGATAGGACAGCCTCGATGGATTTATATTGCTATACCACATTTTATATGGATAGGGCTGAAATATGAAATAAAGAAAGATATAATCTATTTTCATTATCAACATGAGGGCGGAACTGAGCTAACGAAATTATTTATAAAAGATATCCAAATAGCTGTTGGAGATAGTTTGGATTTTAAGGATAAAGTTGGCTAATTTAACTAAAACTAGTTGGCCTTTGGGTTGGATACCATCTGCTGATAACGTAGACGGGCCGCCAGATGCACTTCTACGTATGGACAATCTTCAACAAGAAGAGAACAATGTTCTTGGTCTTGTTAGAGGAATGAAACAACAGGATTTAAAACCTCTTTCAGATTATCCTCGATCTCTTTATTCAAAAAATGTTGAGAATAAAGAAGTTGAGTGGGCCGCATTAGGGGATAGAACATCTTTAATTGTATTCACAAAAGATGGTACCTGGGCGGATGGACCGGCTGGTGGACCATTCTTTTTAGGTAATAATGCAGATCAAAATCCTGGATCAGATTATTGTGCATTTGATGATTTTTTAGGTCAAGTATTAATAACCGCTGGCACTTGCCGGTGGAAAGCTTCTGGTAAAGAAACAAGTACGGCTGCGATTGATGATGGTGGAACACGACTTGGAATACCTACACCTTGGACTCCATTTACTGACGCATTATCTCAGCAACAAGCATTATTTAGTGCAAATTATGTAGCAGTTGTTGGTACTTTAGGGGTTAATACAACCGCTGGATACCAAGCTACTGTAGATGGAACTAATTTTATAAGTCAAGTTATTGGTACATATATTACGGGGCTTCCATTTGATACGACTCGTGGATTTCAGGGAGATACATCTAAAGATTTATTTACTATAACACTTGTATCAGATCCAGTACCTAAAGTACTTTCTGTTCAAGTAGATTTTCTTCTTGATATTATTGGGAATAATTACTATTCATTTAAGTGGGATGGGCCTATAGATATTCAAACTATCTATACCACAGATTTAAGCTGTCGTAGACAAGATTTTACTCGTCACGGTACTGATGCTACACTTAATTGGACTACGGTTCGCCAGATACGGATCACTATTATAGCTATTGAGAATCTAACATTTAATGTTACGCTTCCTATATTTACAGTTATAGGTCAGCTTAATGGAACTTACCAATATCGTATTCAGTCCGGGCGTCAATATGGTTCATACATAGCTAAATCGCCAGGTGGTCAAATAAGTGATCCTATAACAGTTATAAATGGATCAATAACTATAAGTGGTTTACAAAGTGCTGGGGGTACCCCAATAATTGTGGGGGATATTTATCCACCAATATATTATATATACCGTAAGTCAGTACAGACAAGTGATGTACAACCAACATCTTTTTTAAGTAAATGGTATCTTGTAGCCGTAACAACTAACGATTCCTTTTTTGACAACCGCTCAGATATCTCACTTCTAGAAGAGAACGAAATTCTTAATGAATTCTTACTAACTCTACAACTTGTTGGCGGGCCGGGTTCTCCAGATCCAAATGCTTTAACTGACACTATTTATGATATAGAACCTTTTCAGACAAGGGTTCTGTACATGGCTAACTCGTTTATCTATATTAGTGATGATCTTAATCCAGATGCTGTTGATACTCGCTATACAATAAAGACATTTGGTGATACATTGGAACGCAATTTATGGATTAAGAAAGTTTCTAACAATGTTTTATGCTTAGGCACAAGTAAGAATCTTTATGAGATAACGGGGACGCTTGGTACTCTTCCAGATGGTACAATTGATATAACGATTGTTCCTATAGGTGAAGCCTACCCACCACTCGGTCGCGAGGCATGGACTGTCAATGGTGGTATATTTTATGTTGCGTCCGATGGAATACGAATTACTCGTGGGGCACATTCAACATTACTTTCTCCTCAATTAAAATTACTTTTTCAGGGAATGAATAGAAATGGTGTCCCACCAATATCTATTGTGCCAAACGCTAATATAGCTTATCCTATCACAGCAGGTAAGACAAAGCTTTATGCATCTTTACCACTACAAGATGGCAGTCGAAGACTATTTGTTTACGATTTACTTGCACAGACATTTACGTTACGCCAAACGGCGCCACTATCTTTATTTACCACGCCGACAGATAAAGTCCTAGCAGGCTATTTAGGTCCAGTGACAAATGCTAGTGACTTTATACAATACGGTTTACCTTTATTTTTCCAAACCATCTTCGACGCTAACGCGCAGCCACGTAATCGTAAGGATACTTTTACATTAAAACTTGTATGTGACACTGGTGGATCGCTCGTTACTGTATCTATAGCTAAAGATCGTGGTACTTTTACAGCTTTAGGTAATGTACAAGCTACAGGAATGACAACTATCTATTTTCCACTCGATGGTGTTACTCTTGGATTCCGCTATGCACTTAAGATTGTTGATATCATGGCGGATGTAACAGTCTTCAAATTGTACGAAAGTACGATTGAATATGATCCGCGGCCGGAACAGCTTGATTATCTCCGTATACCGAATTCAAATTTAGGTGTTTATGCTAGAAAACGGATTACTAGTTATCCATTTGTTATTGATACTCTGGGGAATTCCGTTAGCTTTACTCCTTATGTGGATAACGTTGCTTTGGTTCCTCAGATTTTTTCTACGGCAGTTAAGCTAACACGAGTTAATTATTTCCTCCAGGAAACAATAGGTACTGATATAGGTGGAATCTTAAGATCAATAGACCCGGAAGGTCCTTTTGAATTTTACCAAGCATTACTTGAAGAGGCTGTAAGTGAGAAGCTTCCTACACCTGCTGAGTTTCTATTTATTCCTCAAGAGAATTTCGGCTACGCGGGCCGCAAGCGTATTCGTACAATACCACTGGTTATTCTTACAAATGGAAAAGATGTCCTCTATACACCTATTGTGGACGGTATATTACAATCACATACAACCGTATTTAACACAACAAGAAAGACAACAGTATACCACTTCTTTATCGACGATATGTTCGGAGTCGATGTTGGAGGGACCTTATATAGCCCATCTGGGCCTTTTGAATTCTATGGATTTGGACAACAAGAGGATGTTGAAGGTCTCCCAGTCCCTAAACGATTTGACCAAATTGGACCAATCAGATTCGACAAAATTGGGAAAATCTTTAATTTAAGAACTCGATTAGTGGCTACCGGGGCTACACCTATAGCTTTAACGATATATGGTGACGCAAATGTTACAGATCCTGCTAATATTGGTACTCCAATTTATAGTGGAACGCTACCAGTAGTGGTTGGAGTTGATAATGTCTACGAGCTTCAGATGCCTAAATCAATAAATACAACAGTAGCCCGTATTGTACTTGGTCCGGCGATTGATTACTTTCATAGATATGATATGCAAATACGTGTATCTCTGAGTGGTATGGAAAGTGATTCTAAATGGATCCCCGTTCGTTAAGCTCTAAGTGGAGAAACAAAGGACAGACTTCATTTGCTTCGCATAGTGCTATTAATCCTGGGCCAGAGAATACTTCTTATGATAAAGCTAGACATGAACAGATGAGGCTTAGATCACCTAATTATGGTAATTATTTTTTAACTCAAGGATCACGGCCGCCAAAAGAAGTATGTTCAATTTGTGATAGACTAAAAGTTTGGTGTGATTGTGCGTAGAATAGAGACACTGGCTGATGTACAGATAGTCTTACGTGGGCTACTTGATTTTCAATCTAAGATTGAGACATCGGGATTAGACTTACATGGTCTTCAAGTACGTAACGCTGCTTCTGCATCGCAGGATGGTGATTATGTAAATTACCAACAACTACAAGATACCTTAGGAAAAATAAGTAATATAAATATCGATCTACAGGATCTTAAAGGGATGAGTATAGTAATACATATAGCTGGTGGATTCACGGTGGCTGGACAAACTTATCATGATTTAGTATTTAGAAATGGTGTCTTGAGTCAGATTAACTAAATGCCCGCTACACTTACTCTTGGTACTCCAGTACAATTAGCTACTGCTTATGGTACTCTTGCCCAAATGGGTACTGTAAAATTTGGACCTTATACTTTTGGTGCTAATCGTTATGTAATTATCAATGATGAAGGTGCATCTAGTGGAAATAATACATTTTTTGTTAATAAAAGTACTGATGGTGGCGCTACATGGACTCAGTTTGGTGACGGCGGTAATACAGGTCCTTGGTTTGTAGGACTTATATTTAGCGTACTTAAAAGTGGAAACTTACTTTATATTTTTACCAATGATTTAGATCGTATTCCAGGACATTATTGGCTTCATAAATTTGATACAACTAGTGATACAATGACTGAAGCCGATACAGGAATTGCTGTACATGCTTCTGTAGAAGCCGGAAATGGGGCTTTTTTAAATATTTACTTTGGAGGAACAACTAGAGCTAATGGAAATCTTATCCTAGCTTTTTGTGGTGGAGTTGAAACTATTTCTGGTAGTGATTATACAAGAGTATATTGGGCTGAATATAATGGATCTACTTGGACCGCACCGGCATTAATTCCTGGACAGGCTGGATTAAGTAGATCGTTTGGATGTTATCATATTGATATCACTTCGGGCGGCCGCCTGTACTTCTTTTTAATATCGGGGGATACTGCACAATCTGGTGGTAATCCAACTAATTTATGGATGCATATTATTACTAATGATGGATCTTTTGGAACATTACAAACAGTATCTACTGATTTAAATATTCATCTATCTAATTATCAACTTGGTTCGGCAGGAATGCCATTAATTTATACTGATGGTAGTTCAGTAATTCATATTATAGCACCGTTTAATGGTGGTAGCGCCACGACTGGACCGCCTGCAAGCGGAACATATACTCCTGGGCCTGCATTATTAAATTATATTGTACGGGGAATAGATGCAGTTAATCCAACATTTACTGTTATACAATTTGATTCAACAACACAGATGTGGGGATTCCAATATGGTAGAGAAAGTGCTGCAATTTTAACTTACTTAAGTGGTGTTCTATTTATTTTGTGGACTGCTGTAACTGGATTTGCAACTAGTCATGGTGAGACAAATTATATTGCTTCTGGTACTATATACTACTCATCAAGTACTGATAATGGATTAACTTGGACCGCGGCCGTAGCATTAATAGTTTATACTGCACCATTAGTATCTAGTGGGCTTTCTAGAACTTTAGATAGTCAAAGTGAATTAATTGTATATCGCTCTGATAGTACTAAATGGTATGGAGTCGGGGCTACTTTTAAAGATGCATTACATCATTTCTTTTTTACTATAACAGCAGTTATACCTCCACCACCTTCCACTGGTCGTGGTTATGTATTTGAATTAGAGAAAGGTGTAGGCCGAGTAGCGACTTGGCAGGAGACTTAAATGGCAACAGCAATTTTACCACTTATAAGTGGATTAGCGGGGTTATTTGGTGGTGGTACCCAACAAAGACAAGCAACTTCACAGACTTCGTCTGGTAGCCAAAGTTATGGTGGAACGACCACACCTAATTTAAATCCATTTCAACAACAGCTTGCACAACTTTTTACTAGTAAAGCTATAAATTTTGCTAACCAAGCTCCTGATCTTACTGGATTTACACAAAGTGGAATCGAAAATATAAATCAAGCTAATGCTGGATCTCATGCTGCTACACGAAATCTACTTGCAGCCCGCGGATTAGCTTATAGTCCAGCTTATGCTACGGCAGCTATACAGGAAGATCAAGCAAGGTCTCAACAGGTATCACAATTTTTATCACAGATACCTCTTCTTCAACGTCAATTGCAACAACAAGGAATACAGGGATTAGAACAAGCTTTCCAAACTCAACCTTATGGTCAGACTTCTACAGGAAGTCAAACAAGCCAAGCTACAACTCAAGGTAATGGTGCTATAAGTGGTAATCCATTAGCTGGTTTATTTAGTGGAGTCGGTGCTGCATTAGGTGCTCCATCAACTAAAGGTAATCCTGGAAATAATCTAGGAGATATTTTAAGATCATTAGGATTTGGTGGACCGCAGCCACAATTTAATCCTGGATCTGGGCCTGGTTATGGTTATGGACCGGCTGCACCTTAGGTGGATAAAATGTTAGCTAAAGAAATTTTGGATTGGTTAAGACAATATAGTACTTTTTATCCAATTTGTGTTGCTGCAAATAATGGATTAGATGATGAAGAATATGCACAATTTCTAGTTGATATAGCTTTAATGCAAAAACCTGAAGCAGATAAAGATTATGCTGTTGAATTTTCAAGAAGTTTAGCTATAGGGATAGAAATTGGATTAGCTGTTGCAGCTAGGAAATCTAATTAAGATGGCTAACGAAGACCAATATATAAATCCTATCATTCAAGCGATGATTCATACATCGCAAACTCAGCAATCTGCTAAAGAATTGGCTGAGAAAACTAGACAAGCTAAAGCTGAAGAAGGTTTTAGACAATCACAACTACAGCAGCAAGAATCTCAGTTTGAGAAAGAACATGAACTTAATAAACGTCATCTTGAAATGTATCATGACCAGCTTCAAAGTGTATTAGAAGATCAACAAATTGGAAGACTTAAAGCATTACAAGGTATACAACAAACTGGTGGAGATGTTGGTGGAATGTTTGGTGGACAATCTGCTGGAGGAGAAGCACCCAATAAATCTTATCAATCTCCTATAGATATACCAACTATACTTAATCCTAATGCTGGTTCTGGTAAAGTAAATATACCTGGAGTAGGTAATGTAAATCCAAATGTTTTCGGGTCACCATCTCAGCAGAATCAGATTATCTACGATCAATCAAGGGCTCAAGCAGCCGGGGTTGGATCTGTTACTGGACCAGAAAAAGAGAGACATGATACTGCTGAATTTGAACGTGCTATGTTTATACATAAGTACGATAATGATACTCGTGAGAAAGATACTAGGCTCAAAGGAGCCTTTGATATAGAAGTTGCAAAAATACATGCGGCCGCGGCTCGTTCAGCTTTAATGACACAAACTGATCCTGACGCTGTAGCTCAAGCTTATAAAGGTGTATTAGGTGGGCAAACTAGTTTTAGTGCTCTACCTAAAGAAGTTAAAGCTGGCGTACTTAATTTAGCAGGTCAGCGTGGAACAAATCTTCCAACTAACCAAAAACAACAGAATGATTATTTAGATAATATTGGGCGTATGGAAGAAATGATGGGGATGTATAAAGATTTAGCACTTAATTTTAGTAGAGATGCTAAGGATTCTAGTATAGTTTACACAGTTGGAGGAAGCCATGTTCCATTCACTGAACTTAAGTCTAAGATAAATGCTGCTGAAACATTAGGTGGTAGTCTTGCTTCTTTCTTTGATAAACAGAATAGGAAAAGTGACCAAGAAATTAAACGACAAGTAACAGGTTTATTTGATCCTCGATCTTCAACTAAAGATAACCTTGATAAGATAAATCAACATATAAAGATTATTAATCAAAATCTTAAAGGCATTTTTTCTGGAATAAATCCAGAAGATGTAAAAGTTATTTTGCAGGATCGAGGTATTAAAGATATACTTCCTGAAGAATCTTCTAGTGAAGCGCCAAACAGTCCGCAAAGTGGAAGACAATATTATCGTAATTCAATAGGGCATCGTGTATATACTGAAGATAATGGTAAGACTTTTAAAGATGCAACTACAAATCAACCAGTGAATCAATAATGCCTCCTCCTACTGGATATACATTAGAATCAGCCGCGCCACATGGTTACATACCAGAATCTTTTGATACACCATTATCTTCTCAAGATGAAACCAAATTTCAAGCATGGAAACAAAAATATGCCCCTAAAGATTCAGGAGCTGATTATGATTTACGTGGCGCTTTTAAAGCTGGCTTAACACCAGATCCACAAACAGGACATTGGCCAGATACTTTTAAGAAACCAAACCATCCTACTTTTTCTAATGAATCACAGTATGCCAAATTTGCACCAGAAAAAGCTGGAAGTTGGGCAGGTCCTAATCGTGATGTATATGTTAAACCTGGAGAATCTTATGATGAAGGTTCTCAACCAGCTTCACTTGGAGGTACAGCTAGAGCATTTGCAAGACAAACACCACAAGGTTTAGCAATGATAGGAAGTATTTTAGGAAGTGTTATTGGTGCACCAATTGGTGGTGCAGCTGTAGGAGCATCGACAGGACAAGCACTTAAAAACATAGCACCATCTATATTTGGTGCACCTGGAGTTACAACTGGAGAGCGGGTTGTTGATTATGGTGGAGATATTTTATCTCAAGGAGTTTTACCATCTATTTTAGGTAGTATAGCTAGTCGTGGACTTCGTGGCGCAATGTTAGCTATGCCTGGTACAAAAACTTTGGCAGCTCCAGCAGTTAAGATAGCTCAACTTGTAAATCAAGCCAAAGGATATATGATGCCAGAATCTAGTCTTGTGGAGACTGCTGCTGAAAATATGCGGCAAAATCTACCTAACATACCTGGAAAACAAAATATACCAGAAACTAGTCTTAATGAATTATTTAATGTTCCATATAATCAAACTGGAATTTCTACTACTAAGATAGCACCAATTGTAAAGGACATGTTATCAGATGTAACCACGGTCCGCAATATGAAATTAGCTACAGGTAATCCTACACTTATACGCCAGATGGCTGCCAATGATCTTGTTACACGCAATTATTATAAAGCAGCTGATACAATTAATCCTACAGCTATTTTAAATGAATTAGGAAATAAACCAGATATATATGAAGAAGCATTTGGAAAGCCAGCATTAGATACATTTACTGCATTAATGAAGACAGCACAAGATAAGGGTGTTGGTAAAGCTACTGATCTAATGAGTTGGAGAGAAGGCCGGAAAGTATTGCTTCTTAGCTTACCATTTCGTGCATTGGGGGTACCATTTGGCGCGGCCGAAGGAATTATATTTGGATCAGACGCTATTAAGAAAGTAATAAGTAATCCTCAGCTAGGTCAAATGATACTTCAGGCTACTAAAACTAATGCATCTGCACCAGAAGCATCTTTACTTTCTCAAGCAATTGTACATAGTCTTCGTGGAGCAAGTCTCTATCTTAAGAAGGAAGATGGATCTAAAGAAAAGATTCAGGTTTCTCAGGATGGACAATTACAGACTCCTCATTAGATTTATATATTTTTCGTACTGCTGCCATTAGCTCGTACGGTGTAGCGTTAGCGATAGCCCAGATTATCTCTCTAATACTTTCAGCCGACCCATAACTGTAAGAAATACTAACAACTTCTTTTGTGTAGTTAAATATCTCAAGTAATTCCTGTGCAAATCGCTGCTGGAGCTTTAATTCCCCAATCCGCTTCAGTACTTGTGCTACGTGATTGTGGTTGGTAAGTGGGCTCCAATCCTTAGGCTGGAAATTATCTTGAGAATCAAGCCAGCAATTAGTTACCGGCCCTCCCCAGTGCCAATCCATAACATGAGTAGCTAGCCAGTCGATTTGTTCTCGATCAGTTAGTTTTATATTTATGGCCATTCGATTAAAGTTCCTTTAACAAAAGTCTCAGCCCCAATTTTTTTCTGCATAAGTTTACAAGATTTTATTCTATCAATAAAAAGTACTCCATCTTTGTTTATCATTATATTTATACCTCTATTACCTTGTGTGTTAAGTACATAAGCCTCTCGCGCGGAAATAACTTCTACAAAGATATTTGTATCAGTAATCCATAAGCCCTTGTATGTATAATCATCCGAATGAAAATGTGTTTGTGGCTTGGATGGTTTAATAGTTACTAATTCAACCTTACCGTGATCGTCTGGTAATCTTACATGTCGAATTGTACCATCTTCAAAGGTGATTCGTAAAGTCATTTTGGTATTAATTGATTTAATATACGTATTTCTTCTAACATTAATAATCCCTGTCTATTCCCTTCAGCCAAATCTCTTTGGCAATTAACTAAATTAGATTGTAAAAGTTCTATTTCAGTACAAAGTTCAAATACTATTTCCTTTACCCAACGATAACTTATAATATTTGGATTACTACGGATTTGGTCTAGATGTTCTTTATCCATTAGCCTTAGATCCTTTCTCTTGACTGAATAATGTATCCAAACATTTCTTAGTAAGGCTATATGCAATTCCTTCACCAATCATATCCTCTTTAATCATTCCTGCTTGTATTAGTTTATCTATAACTTGGTCAAATTGCTCAATTGTGAATGCATTTAAATGTTTAAAAAGAATTTCTTTCCGCGCGGCGCGATGTTGTTCATTTTCGTAGATATGATTAATGATAATGGACCCACAAGCTGAATCTGGTGATCTTCCTGATGACATAATAAATGAACTGTAATTTGGGATAAGTCCCAAACATTCCAGTATTGCCTCCTCTATATGTTCCTTATCTATAATAAGTGTATTTTGATAATTTACTGCTAAAAGCATTGCTATTTTAAGTACACCTATATGAATACGGCCCGCCACACCTGATTTATCACTTTTAATTCTATATGATTCACGAAATGGTAAATACCAAGATTCATATTCTGTCTGGGCGGCCGTAGTAAATACGAATTCTCCCTTTAGAGCTTCTATGCTTCGCAACATTGTTATAAGGTTTGCAAGGGATTCTGTGGTGTCTGGGAAATTAAATAAACTATTTCCAGCTCGAAACTCGTTGGGTTTTATAAGGAATGTACGTCCAAGTAAACCGCCGAAGATTGCTTTCGTATCATAGATATCTACAAGCAAGTCTTCATTGGATGCTGCGAGCATTGAAAAGCATATATTCTTAATTCTAAAAGTTCCAGTTCCTCTAAGTCGAGATACGTATTCATCTTTATAATCATAAATATCCGTTAAAATTTGAATAGCTGCTGGATCACCTACAATACCTGCACTTAATTCACTGGCACTGAATAGCGCTGAACCACCAGTAATTGTTTTTCCTGTCTTTTTGTCAGTTTCTCCATGAGATAATTCATCAAGAATTGCCTGTATTGAGGCGCGTCCTGAAATAATTTTAGTATTATGTATGGCTGTAACCAGTTTTTCACAAAGTTTAACTGGATTACCTTTACGATGTACAGCAGAATCTGCGATAAGTAGTACATATATATTTGGATAGGTAAATACATCTCCTTGTTTTTTATAGCAATTGTCTCGTAATATAGAAGCGATAGTGACATAGGCGGACCATTTCCAAAAAGACTTTGGAGATTCGTAACTTTTTGTATGTTCCATAAAACAAGAAATAAAGTCTGTCGGCACACTGATAGCTTTCTATAAGACATAAAGTTAATAACCAGCTCTTCTATTTCTCATGTATTGTCGTATATAACATGTTTTACATGAGCGATTTCGGGAATCATAAGAACCAGAGAAATTATTACATTCACATTTTAATTTTACTGGTGGTGCTTTTTTCCTGAATTGAGGGTAGTTGTGCTTCTGTTTCATAATAAAATTCCATCATTGCATTAAAAGCTATTGAAGCTAGATGCCACTTTCGCTCTGTCCCTAGTTCTAAGTGATCGTAATGTTCATCACAAATATATGAACTTAAATGTTTATAAATATGATTAATTGGAGATTTTTCACCTCTAAGACGAGATTTAGTCCAATTAAAATCACCATATTTTTCTGCACCAAAATGGGCTATCTTTGCTAATGCATCTAAAAATGGTGGAAATAATATATCATATCGAACTTTTATAGGATCTCTTTTTGCGGATTCTCTAGTAATATTTGGTAACATACCACATAAGCAAGTAGCTTGATTATCAAATATATGCTCATCTTTTGTACAATAATTCATAAATGTAAATCCTCCAAATTCTGCCAATTTTCTTTTGACCATTGTGTTTCACATGGAATTATAAGATCATATTCTCGTGGAAGTGAGCATTTTCTAAAATCTATTGGTATCTCTACATTTTTTTTAAAGATTTTAGCAAACTTCACTTCACGGCCAATTTTAACTTCATTAAGACAACCATCATGGGCTTCTACAAGAAGTCTTGCATATTCTTTAGTTTCTCTAAAAGTTTCTGGGAATGAGAATTTAAGTTGATCTCCAACAATAGCTTGTGGTAAAACAGAAATGGCTTCATTAATGGTATGCTTATCTATTCTACCATAAAAATCTCTCCGCCTACCGTTAGGGCATATAAGTTGCCTCTTTTCTCTGACAGCTTTGGTGATGTCGTAATGGAAGATTTCTCGGATTTTTGGTTGTTTTTCATGAAATACCTTTAGAATTTCTGCACATTCTTTTTGTGGTTTATGTATCATCAGCATTAGACGATCTTCTCGCATATTACGCTCACCAGCGTGACGGACCCTCTTTGAGATATAATATCTATCTTCTCCAATACCTGCACTATTAAAAACTAGACCTTTCTTTATATCGGTTGGATCACAATTAAAAACCCAAGAACCAGTAACCCTATGAATACCGACCACACTATCGAAAATAGGAAGTATATCAAAATCCATTGCCAAGATTGCATCCACTCTGGCTTCTGCTCCAGATAAATCACACTCAACAAAACTATAGCCAGGAGTAGGGACAAACATACTACGTAAATCTTTTCCATAGATTAGTCCTTCTACTGTGAAGCCATGTTTTGAGATGGTTTGAAATGATCGTCCAATATTAACTGTCTTAATTTTTTTTCCGTCATATACCAATAGATAATCAGTAGTTTTTCCAGCAGTCGTTCGGCCTGTCTCGGTACCTGATAAATTATATTCACACCGTAAACGTCCATCAGGGTGAGTTGGAGTCTCTAAATATTCAAGTGTTTTGTGTATTTTACGACATGCCACAATCGTGTGAAGAATTTCATTTGCATAATCTCCATGTGTTATTGATTCACTACGCCCCATCCATGCAAGTAATTCTAACGATTCTTCGTCTGTTCCTGTAACGCCACGTAGTTTCTTAAATTTAAGCTCATCAAATACAATACGATCACATTGTTTAGGACTTAGTGGATTTATGGCTTCGCCACATAGTTTTTTAAGTTTATAAAGCTGTATATCATAGATATTTTCATATTTAGCACGCAAAGCACATCGCACAGCATTATCTATTAATATACCTGTTTGCTCCATACCTTTATATATTGGCATGATTTCTATAAGTTTATTATAGACTTCTTCAGTGCCTGTCTCTTTTAGTTCTTCTATCTGTGCCTTATAGATTCGATTAGTAGATAGAGAATCCTTACAACAATAAAGATAAAGGCTGTCCCGCTTATTATTAGTAGGATTAAAGTCTTTACCTTCATCTTTGTGGTAAGGCATTTCTGTGTAGATACTTGTGAGAAACCCGAGATTTTTAGGGAACTCAGAATATAAACAGCCAGCAGCCAACATAGTATCACCACAGATATTATTGACATAAAATCCTACTTTCTCAAGTTTCTTCCAATCAAATTTTATATTTTGGTTTATTTTTGGTATTGGAGAGGCTAAAAGCTTTGCTACTTCATACATCATAAGTGCACGATCGTCGATAGGAATCTCCGTATCTATTAAAGGTACACACATTGATTCTTCACCATCAAAACAGAAAGAGATACAAGTAGGAATATCTACAAATGTTTCTATGTCAAAGACTACAAACTCAGCTTTGCTGTAATGACGGGAAAAAAATTTTCGTACATTCTCCGCGGACCGCGCGACCCAACAATTACCTATTTCTTTAATTGGACCAACTTCATGATAATTTTTAGCTATTTTGGAAAAATCAAGGCGGGTTATAAATTCCATTTTTACATCTTCATAGAGATATGGATTTGGCCCAAGAATTGGGATAACACGAAGCGGTCCATTAGCTTCTCCAAGGTCGGCGCGGGATGGTAAGATTGACCCACGATATTTACGTATACCTTTAAGAGTAGTTATGAAGTTAAAAGATAGTTCTCCAAGTGGGACAAGTAAATTTGGTTTAATGGCTTTTATTTCATCATTAAGTATATTTTTATACTCATCAGTAAGTAAAGCTAAATTTTCACTTATGGCTTTAGCTCCGGAGGTGTTATTTATCTTATCCTTAATAAGACAAGTACGCCAAAATTCATCAATATAAAGATTGTTATCTTTTGCAAAGCCTCGTAGTTTATGCTCAGCATCTCCAGTAATAGCATAACCAGCGGAAAGATCATGAGATGTTCCACCATCAGCTATAAGCATTACTTTAGCTGTATCAAGACCATGGCCACGAATTTGAATTTTTATATCTTTTTCAACTAATTGGTTCAAGACTATTTCCTAGTAATCCAATTTTTCTGAGATATATTAATACTGAATTATGAATAAATTTACTTTCTAAATGTGACTTACAAAGATAAATTTTACAAATTATTTTATTGTTAGGAAATACTATACTTGTTAGT